AGTCATATTGGCATCACCATATCTAATAATCTTTTCTCTACCACCCTTACAGGCTTTAACAACAAACTTTTTACCACCCTGAACTTGTCGTCTAGGTGAATTACATTTCATTTTTGCTTTGTTTATTGCCATATTAATCTATTTTATCAACTCCATTAAAGTATTTATAGTCAAATTCTAAAACTCTGCAATCATGTTTTTTACGCATAGACTTTTGTTTGTCTTTAAATTCTGTGGCTTTCTTTTCGGTGTCAAATATGGTGTTAGTAAACATTCTATATTTATCGTCTTGTTTCCAAACTACACAATAAATCATGCTTTTGTTTTAGGTTTTGGTGGGGGTACTATCATCTCTTGGCAGCCGAACTTAGAATATATTTGATATTGATTTGTTTCTTCTCTACCTACCTCTTTGGTCTTTTCTATAGACTTTTGGTAGCCATCTAAAAGGCAATCATAATAAGTATCGTAAGCTTTAGGAAAAGTATGAGGGTCTAGGCAAGTGTTTGCTATGGTACTGCACATCACTATTGTTAGCATTATTTTCATTTATCATCCTTTATCTCCTCCAACTTTTTGATCTTATCATTAGCATCTTCAAGGTCTTTGGTTAAATGTTCTAATTTCTGCAAACATCTTTTGTTTGCTGAATCTTTAGATTTACCAGCATCCTGTAATTCTGCAACTTCTTGTTTCAGAATACGAACTTGGTCTTTATATTCATTTATTAGATCTATACTATCAGACATTATTTTTTTTTAAAAGTAGAAACACCTTTAATACCTAGAACAGTTGAATAGCCACCAACAATTAAACCTTGTAGCCATAGAGGAAAATTATTTATCTGTTCAAAGAAAATATCTAGCTTTGCAATAATTTGTTCATCCTCTGAAAAGACTCCCCAACCAGCGATCAAGAGTGGGATTGAAATTAGAATCAAAACAAATTCATCTTTTAGATCGTTTTTCTGTGAAGAAATTTGTTGTTGTTTCCATTCAATTTCTCCAGAAGCCATCTTTTCTGCATGACGCATTTCAGCAACAGATTGAAGTTCTTTTACTTTTCTTCTATTTGCTGCAATAGACATACCAGTCTTAATCATGCCTGGAACTAATTTAGATGCTATACTTAACCACATTATGACTTTGCACTCCTCATTTTTCCAGCTAACTTACCTGCTCTAGCTGGTGTTTGTTTAGCCCAAAGTGAGTCTAGCATTTGAAATGATGCTTCACCATAGTCCTCACTATCAAGAGCTTTCCACATATTCTTAAACTTAGAAACACCACCTTCGCCTATCTGATAGACCATATTAACAATTACTTCTTTAGCAATATAATTAATATTTCTTTCTCCTATTAATCTTTCAGCAGCTTGTAGTGTTCTATTGAAATCTTGTTCAAATACTTTTTCACCTTCTTCTTTAGTGTATTCTATATCACTTTCGTAATCATCATCAGGTGTTATCTTGTGTCCATAAAAGATAGTATCAAATCCTTCTGAACATTTATAAATCTTTGGAACATAACCCTCACAAAGTTTTATTTCTTCTTTTAGTTCTTCGTACATTTGCAAACCTCACAGGTACATAAATCTTTATCGTCATGGTGTAAATGCAAATCATTTTTACAATGGCACTTACAATGACAATTTTTACATTTATTTTTTTTTCTTTTAGTTTTTTTACTTACAAATATACTATCTATTTTAGATAAAATATCATCAAAAAAACCTAGAATATTATACACTATATTATCAATCATTTACTATTTTCTTTATACTTTTACTGCCATCAATATTATCTTCTAAAACAGCTTGTACTTTGCCACATTTATATTCAATGCTAGAGTTTGCTGATCTTTCTGCTTCTCTTTTACCTTTAAGACAATCTGACATTTTATCTTGTATTCGGTGTTCTTTTAGTTCACCTGCTACAAACATACAAAGAGCAACAACTGTATTAATGACTGTTTCCATTAGCAAACTCTCTTTGTTTATCTTTTAATTTTTCTATATCAGATAATGCTTTATTTAATTGTTCTCTTAAAAATTCTATATTAACTTTGTTTGTCATATTTTGTTCTTGAGTTACTTCTAACTTTTCTACAGTTTTATATAAATCTTCAATCAACATAAACTGTTCTTGATCTATTGGTTTTTGTGTACTAGCTTCAAGTAAATCTTGTTCCATTAATGCTTTAGACATTTCTAAATGTACTATTCTTGAATTAACTTCTGCATAAGTCCAAACAGCAATAGAGATACCAACCACTATCATTATTAATGTTTTTAAATCTGTTTTAAAATGTGTTTGTTCTGTAATCATTCTGGTACTGGTAGTTTATAATCTTTAGGTGGCATCTTCAATATCTTCTTATCACCCATAAGTGTTATATCTGGGTTTTCTTTCTTATAATCATCCTTCATATCATCCCACAAACTTTGAGAATCATCAGGTCTAGTAGTATCTCTTGTAGGAGTAACACCTCTACATTTTGATACTAATAATCTAAAGTTTTCATTCTGTGCAAGACTAGGATTGTTATTAACTCTACCACACATTTTCATTAACTCTAATTGTTGTTTAATTTTTACATTTTCTTTTTGAGTTTTACAATCTGTGCCTAAATATTTTCTATAAGTAAAACTTAAGTATTGTTGTTCATTAGTGCTATTGTCAGAATAATTGTAATCAGTTTCTCTTTTATCGGTTCTAACTTCTAACTCTCCACACCTTGCACCATACTCATTAAGATATTCGTTTTTAGGATAAGCAGGTTCTACAAAAAAAGCTAGTATTGTAAAAGCTAGGATAAGTAATCCTGTAAAATAATAATTCATCCTGAGAACCTCCATACATTACCTGTTTAAATCCTTAATGTCATAGCTATGTTCTCTTACTTGGTCTGCAAGAGTTCTATATAAGTTTTCTGCCATCTGCCAAGTAGCTTCAGCAGAAGAAAGTCTTGTATTCATTTCTGCAATTTTATCTTGAGCAACAGTTAAATCTCTTTCAAGATTAACAATTTGTACTTCTGAATTATTAATTGTTGTTGTTAAATTAAGTACATATTTAACCGAAGTAAAACCCCCAACAACTATAGAAGCTACTACTGGTATAAATATAAAATTCTTTTTAAATAAGTCTGCAAAATTCATTTAGCTAGTTTACCTTTGTTAATACCTTTTTTAATTACATATTCTCTAGTGCCATTAGCATTAGCTTCAACTTCTTTTTTTAAGTTCTTAAACAACTGCATTTCTTTATATTTCTTCTCAAGTTGCTTTTGAAAATTAATTAATATTTTATTATCTCTCATAATCTACCATCATTAATTTAATGCCTAACTTTTTTTGTAGTTTTGTAGGACTTCTTGAAATTCTATAAGAACCTTTAGGTTTATCTTTAAGACTTTTGCCTTTTTTATGTTTTCTAAAAGTATTTGTTTTTATGTCTATTAATTGTATTTTACCATTTCTATCTACGATTACAATGTCAAATGGACAGCTAGGATCACAAGATTTGGCTACCCAATATCCTTGTCTAGTGTACTCAGCGATTGATTCATATTCGCCTACAGTACCTTTAATTGATGTTTTCTTTTGTCTATCAGAGATTGATTGTTTATCTGATTTCAAAATGGCTATTTAAAATAATTATAACCGCTTGATATTATTGCTGATATGACTAATAGAATCCATATAGCACCCTTTCCCTTGTTTATTTCTGCTCTAAGTGTTTTAGTTTCATTCCTTAGTTCCCTAATTTCCTTTACTAAAAAATCAATCTTTACTTCTGTTGCAGATTTTCTTGGCATTATTTTAACTCCATTGGAATATTTGATTTTTTAACATATTCTTGTAATTGTTTTATTCTTTCTTTAATCATTTTTTGATATTTTTTGTTAATATTTTTTCTATCTTCAGTAGATAAATTTTTATCTTTTAACACTCTTGTTCTTCTTGATTTTATACCAGTTATTTCATTTTTCATCAATTTAATATTTTGCATTCTACTTTTTTGAGGATCTATAGGATATATGTTTACACCTACTAATCTAGTTAGTGCTTGAGTCATAGTAATTTTTGGATCACCATATCTATTAACATCTTTATCTAATACTTCTTTTAACTTTCCTGCAAATCCAATATCTGTTAACCAAGTAGGCATAGTCATTCTCCATAAATAAGCCATAGAATCTGCAACTTTTTTAGCAGGTGGATCAAACTCATTAACAATTTCTCTTTGTGTAAATGGATCAATATTTGTTGCTAAAGCTGCAACCAATTGAGGTAAAGGAGCTCCAAAAATACCAGTACTTGATAAAAATTTTTGAACTTTTAAATCTGTTGCATCTTTAATTGTTCCAACAAACATAGCATAAGGTAAAAAATAACTAAAATCTAAAAATTGCCATCTACCTTGATTATCTTTTACAGGCATAGCTAGAGCATTACCTCTATCTTTTAAAAATTCTGGTAATGTATTTTTTAATTTTTCAAAATCTTCATTTGTTACACCATTATATTTAGCTAAAATAGCATGATAAGCTAATGGTAAAGCAACATAAGGTGTATATCTTTCTGGGTGTCTTATTGCTGTTTCTAAAAGATTAGGTAGTACTTTATAATAATAAGTTACAAAAGGCATACCAACAGGTGCATTTCTTAAATATCTAACTGATGGTGGAACTAAAGAATAATCAAATAATGTTTTTTGTGCTGTTAAAGCTGCTGTTCCTTCATCTACACCTTTAGACATTTCATCAATTATTTTAGCAGTTTTACCTAATATTTCCATTCCTTGATATGCTCTTGAAGCAAAATCTCCTATAGATCCTGCAATATATTTTAATTGGTCTATTACATTTCCAGTAGCTTTTGCTTTAGCTTTTAAATAAGATTTATTTATTTCAATCATTTCTTGTTTACTAAATGTTGAATTTACTACACCATATTTTTTTGCAATTTGAGTATATACACCATCCTTTCTTAAATCATCCCATGCTTGAAATAATCTTTTTGGTAAATCTCTCCATCTAACTCCTGAAAGATTTAGAAGTATCATATTAGATATAGCATTTCTCATTTGTGTTGGAGGATTTAATGCTACCTTACTCATTTTCCAAAGTTTAGTTCCTTTTGTTACTAAACCAGCATCACCTAATATAGATTTTGCCCAGTTAGAATCTTTACTTACAAACTCTCCTGCATTAGCAATATCATCTACTATCTCTTTTCTAACATAAGATCCTCTTAGTGTTCCATAATGTTTTGATTCAGGAAGTTTTTTATATAATGATAAATCTGCTTTACTTATATTTAAGTTAGCTTTATCAATTAACTTATCCATTTCTTTAATTATTTTAGTATCTTTTGTAGGTCTTAAACCATCTCTTATTTCTTTAGCAATTCTATCTGATTCTTCTTTTAACCATAATGGACTCACATTTTTTCCTTGAAAATTTATAAGTCCTGTTTTTAAAGTCCAATTAGGATCTTCTGCAATTTTTTGAAAAAAACCATATCTAACAACATCAGACATTGGATCTTCTATTGCTTTAGAACCTAATATTGCAACATCTTGAATTTCACCTAAAAAATCTTTAGTATCTTTGGTTAAATCTTTTCTTTGTTTAGTGTAACCCATACTGCTACTTTTACCAAAATACTTTAAATATAATCTTGGTAAGTAAGAACCTTCACCTTGTTTAATAACTTCCTTAGATAATATTCCTGCATCAGTTAATGATTTACCAACAGTATCTATTGCTGATCTTAATTCTTTTGCTTTCTTTAAAACATCAACATTTTTAATTGCAGACTCAGTTCCCTCTTTAGTTAAGAAATTTTTAACTGCTATATTTTCATCAGGTTTAAGTTTAGAAAAAGTTTCAAAAACATTTTTTGATAAATTTCTTACTTGTTCTAGTTTTCCTGTGGTTAATCCTCTTTGTGTAAAATATTTATTTTGGTTAGGTAATCTTTTTAAAGGTTTATAATTTGGAAATTTAGAACTTGTAAAATCAATTATTTTATCAGCAACTGTTTGCCATTTTTTTCCTAGTAATCCTGGTGCAGCTTCTACACTTGGAATAACTATATCTTCTATAGGTTTTGCGATAGTTTGCAAATTTTCTGATATTGTTTTATCTTTATCAACAAAAGGTTGTTCTTTTGGTTTTATCGGTTCTCCAGTTTTAGTTTTAGGTTCTGGTTTTTCAGTTTTAAAAATTCTTGAAAGTCCAGGTTTTATTAGTTTAGTTGCCCAAACAATACCCTCTATAGCAGTACCTAATCCAACTCCCTCTAAAGCCATTTTAAATCTAGCTTCAGATTCTGTATCATTAGGATCAGCTTTTAAATATTTTGTTACTGGATTTTTTAAACTAGGATATTCTTCTACTAAATTTGAAAGTCGTTGTTCATAAGGAGAAAAAGCTAGTTGTTCGGCTAATGCACCTCTTGCAACAATATCTGTACCTTTTCCTATCTTTGAAGTAGGGGTAAGCATTTTTAATTTTGAAAATGGAATAACAAATCCTGTAACATCTCTAACAAAACTTCCTCCAAAATATTCAGGTTCTTTTACTTTAGGAAGATCAATCACTTTTAGTCCTTGAGATTTCATTCTTGTTTTAGCTTCCTTATACTCATCTCCATATAAAACTTGATAACCATCTTCTTCAGTTTTTACTACACCACCTTTATATTTATCTGGAGTAATTAAATCAAATGGTGATTCTATCCATTCTGAAAAATCTATAGTTCCTTGAGCTACATCTCTTAAAGCACCAACTGCTGTACGATAAATATTCTCTCCTACACCAATTTCATTTTCTTCTTTTTCTTTTTTTACAGATTCAAATGTAATTGGTTGTATTTTAGGTTCTTCTTTAATTTCTTGTGATTTTAAAGATTCAAATGTAATTGGTTCTTGTTTACTTTGAGTTTGAGAATTTTTTTTTAATTCTTCAAAGGTTATAGCCATACAACCTCCTATTCAAAGTTATCTTTTTTCTTATTCCATTTCATTGATTGACCATTAACATTATATGATTGTCCATCAATTAATTGATCTTTACTTTCTGGAACAGGTAAAATTTGAACAGAAGAAGATGAATCAGAAATTTTATTTATAATAGTATTATAAGTACTTTCTAATTGTTTTTGATATTCAGGAACTTCATCTATATTTATAGTCATTGCTTTTAAAGCATCTGCAACACCATCTAACATAAATTTTTCTTTTGAAACAACATCTTTACCACCTCTAGTAAATATGCTTGGAGCTATTTCTTTTTCAAAATCAGTTCCTGTTTCCATGATATTTTTAAAAGCTGAAAAATTTTTTTGATCCGCAGTTAATTCAGGACTTACAGGTGAAGGTACTAATCCTTCTTTTTCAATTCTAGTTCTTGTTGCAAAAACATTTTTTTTAGTTTTAGGATCATAAGCAGTCATTAATTTTTCTTTTTGAGGAGTCATATATTTTTGTAATTCTGCTGTTTGAGCTACAGCAGGTAGTAGAGCAGAGAAAGGATCTTTACCTTGAATACCTTGACCATAAATAGCAGAACCTAATATAGCTGATTGAGGTATATTACTTAAAAGTCCGCCTTCACTTTGACCTATAGGTGTATTTAATAAACCTTGTAAATCTGCATATCTTTTTCTTAAATTCTCTATCATTATATTAATCCTCTTTGTTGTAAGTATGGTATATTGAAAGGGTTGTCTGCCATATTTGTGCTACTTAATAAGCCATAGGGAGCTGTAGAATAGCCAAACTGCTGATTTGTACCCAATATACTACTGATGTTATTTTTAGCATTATTATAGCTAGTTTGCAAATCAGAACTTAACCCTGAACCTGATGTGCCAAGATTACTAAAGTATTGATTGACCATAGAATCTTGAGGTGTTGTTCCTGTCATAGTATAAGGTAATTGAGATATTGCATTATTTATAAATGCTTGTTCTCCTCCACCACCACCAGTATCTGTAGTATCTCCACCACCAGATGATTGTAGGAATCCATAACCAGGTAAACCTGCCATCATATCTCTAGCTTGTTGAGTTTGATATAATGTTTTTAATGCACCAATTGCTCCAAGATTTAATGGATTTGATTTAACATTAGCTGCATAGTTATCTAAAAAACTTGTAATACTATCTCTATCTTCTGGAGAAACATCTACTTCTGGATCAGGATCACCTAAAGCTAATTGTTGAATAGCTTGTTTTCTTAATGCTTCTTGAAAACCTGGATCAACAGTATTATCAGTAGTTACAGTTGGTGTTGTTGGAGTTGTTGTGCCATAAGCTTCAGACTCATAATCAAAACTTCCACCATCATTACCACCACCATAACTTTGTTCTCTACCAGATTGATTGGCTGATGAGTCATAACCAGTTGTTCCACCATATTGTGATTGAGCATCTGTTCTTCCTCCTCCACCTCCAGAATCTGAACCTGCACTTGAACCCATTTAGACTCCTTAAAGTATTATTGAAATTACAAATAGTACACCAAGTATAATAATGTACTTAGATGTATTATTATCTATGTCTGTTTTTAAATCGTAAATTAATTTATTTATTTTATCCATTATAATAGTCCTCCTAATAATCCACCTACTCCACCTAATACTGCACCCATTCCACCGCCTATTGCAGTTGGGAACATTGAACCAATTCCATAACCTGCTAGTCCACCACCTAAAGCAGTTGAGAATGGATTAGCTTGTGTTTGAGATTGACCTGTTGTTACTGGAAATCCACTTGCTATTGGAGTAGCTAAACTTGCATATTGTTGTAATGCTTGTAGTGGAGCTAGTTGTTGTTGTCTTTGAATATTTTCTAATTGAGATCCTGTTTGAGTTAAACCAGGTACTTGAGTAGCTAAACCTAATTGTCTGCCTCTCTCTTGACCATACTCTTGAAATGCTAAAGGTAGTGCAGCTTGTGCTACTTGAGAAACTACTTGATTTTGCATCATTGGCGAACCTGGTGTTCTACCTGCACCACTAAATTGTTGTGCTACATTAGTGTAAACATCTCCAGCAGTTTTTTGTAATAAAGGTGAAAGGAAAGGATTTAAATATTGTCCACCAAGTGTTGCAGCCATTTGTTGTTGTGCTGCTGTACCTAATGCTTCTTGTCCTGCAAGTC